GGAAGTGTGTCGCCTGGACCACCCTTAATTAAATCATTAAATTTTCGAGTTTGTTTTAGCAAGTTAGTAGGAACGCTACGCTCTTCTGAAGCCTCAAAAGGAGGTCTACCTGGTGGGAGGTTCCACTGTACATTGCTATGATATGCTCCAACAAGCACATCTTTTAAAGCTTGAGATTCATTCTGTTTTAGGATGTTAATCTTCTCATCTTTAGTTTTAGCTTTAGACACTAATTCAACTATTTCATGGATTCGCTTGGTCACTGCATGGGCCATTATATAAAGTCCTTTACATCTTCTAATAATCTACGACAACGTTTTTCAACTAAGTATGGGAACACCTTAGTCTTGTTACCTGTCTTGTCTTGCTGTTCATAGTTATATATAATTTTCTCTTTTAGAGGTTCTGGGGTTTCGGTTAAATCTATTAATTTTTTATTGCGTAGATAGTTACGATAAACTTCTTCTCCAAGAGCCTTTGGATCGTTAGTTAGTTCATCAATCTTATTCCTACGTAGAGGAGTCTGACGTTCACCATCTACAAATACATTGTCTCCTGATAGTACATTAGGTACACCATCAGCAGTATCTCCTTTGAGTATAAGTTCCATAAGCTGTTTACGAGGAGTAGGTTCTTTGATATACTTTCTTGTTATAGGAGAGTACTGATATATATTCTTATACTTCTGTAGTTGAGCAAAGTCTTTATCACCAGAGATAATCATAACCTCTTCATACTGACCAAACTCTTGAGTGTAGTCACATAGTACGCCAACCATATCATCAGCTTCTACTTCGTCTACCTCAACTACTTTGTATGGGAAGTTCTCTTTGATCTCTTCTTTGACCATATTCATAATACGAAAGACTTCACTCCAGTCCATCTTAGACTCTTTACGAGCATCTTTACGTTTATGTTTGTATTGAGGATAAACCTCTTTACGCCAGTTCTTAGAACCATCGATACATAATACAAGCTCACCAAACTTCTCTCGGTGCTTAGCTCTATGCATTCTAAGACTGTTAAGGATCATATGACGAATTAAATCTTCTTCAATATCCAATTTTTGAGTTACTACATTACTAATAGCAATAGCGCTATAATCTACAAGGATCATTATCCCACCTCCACATCATCTATAATGTATTATATAGTAATCGCTCAGATGTGCAACTACTTTTTCATCTTCTCTACAGCTTTATCATAATCTTCTTGAGAGACAATTCCCTCTGATAATAGACGCTCACGGTTAATCATATGAGCAGCTTGGGTCTCTTCTTTGCTGCCACCGAAGTAAGGTACGCAATGACCTTCTAGTTCCATTATCTTTGTAACCTTTTTCATCTCACCATTATAATCAACTTTGAAGTCTCCAAGGATTCGGCCGAACTTGCCCTTCATATCCTCTCCGTGTTTATTCTCAGTTGTAATGAGTTTACCACCATACTTCATAAGCTCTTTAAGTCTAGCTTTAGCAGCTTCTCCGAATAGATCTTCTACTTTATCTCTGGTGCGACTTTCAGGAGTATCGATGCCCATGATTCTAACACGCTCATCTTTTAAACATACTCCAAAACCCAGATCGATATCTACATCAACCGTATCTCCATCTACAACTTTTACTACTGTTACGTCATATTCGTTTGTATTCATCTTTTATGCTCTTCTCTAAATGTTTACTATGAATCTTACATCCTATAAATTCATTGTAAAAATCGTCGCGAAGCAACACGTCATTGTCAAATTGATATTTAGCTTCAAAGTAGGAGCATTCACCCTTTGTCTTACACAATCGTAATATCACACGTTTAAAGTTATCTGAGCCCTTCAATTCCAATAGCTGCTGCACTTCTTTAGAACTCCCATAGTATTTACGCCAGTCGGACTCTACACGCGTTTTAACACGTCTTTTGCGTTTCTTTGTAATAGGTAATGTTTTGGGTTTCCAGAAAAACTTCTTACCGATATACTTCTTATCAGTATCTAGTTCTGTTATAATGTAAACGAAGCCTTGATACTCTTCTGGCGTTTCGTCATACTCATTATCATTATATGTCCACATAAAAAAATCCCACCTTTCGATGGGATTATTTATCACTCTTCTTCTAGCACTGTATACTGCATTGGACTACCACACATGGGACAATACAATGGAGTCTCCTCACTATCTACTACTAGCACCTGCGACTCTGTATCGCAGGCAGCACACTCCGTCCAATATTCTTCTTCCATTCTTTCTCCTTAGAATGTTATTTCGCACGCACCGCCAACACAAGCTGCTGAACCAATAGTATCTACATCAGTAAACTTCTTAACCTCTAACTGAGATACAAAGTCAATAGGTGATAGGTTCTGTTGTGCCTTAGTCCATTTATGTAGCAAGAAAACATCCTTGAGACAATACTCTGCTTCTTTTAAATCATTCATGAAGTAGTTATCAGCGAACTTCTTGAAACGACGAATCCACTCAGCATTAAGATCAGATACTTCTCCACGATACTCAGCAGGTGTTTGAGCTTGCATAGTAGCATCCCACAAATCACGGAAACCAGACTTACGAGTATCTACAATCAAGCCAGATGCAAACAAAGCAGCTTTACCATAGCGGTTAACGATTTGATCTTCTGTAAGTACTTCTGTCATTGGAGCTTGGTTAAAGTCTTTATCACCCATACCAGCTAAGAAAGATATACCAGCAAATGAATGTCTATTCTTATAAACATAATCTTCTACTTGAGTCCACTGATGAGGTTGTACAGTTACAGTATTAGAAACGTTATGTCTAATACGTGCATCAGCGCAGAGATCCACGTTTGTCCCCGCCTCTACCCAGTTATTCTGTACTAGTGATACCTTTTCTAATAAGTCAGTACCATATAGCTCATCTCTATACAAAGAACCTTCTGGAGCAATGATTGGGAAAGCAACACAGTAATCTGTATTGTTAGCATTCCATACAGACTCTTCTACCATATAAGGATTAGTCTTAGCAATCAGTTGAGCAACTTCTGTCTCTTTGTTAAGTTGGATATGACGAATATAACGAGGTGAATGTTCAGCATGAATACCAGATGCAGTCTCAAGTAATACAGAAGCATTACCAGAAGGTTTAACACATGTAGTACGAGCAGCTTGATTGATACCAATAAGAGCAGATACTTCTTTGTTTACTTGCTTTACAATCTCAGCACCTTGCTTCTGAATATCAGCATCTAATAGTACTTCTGGATTGTTCATCCAACCCGTTACAGATACACCAAGCAATGCTTCTCTATCAAAGATCTTTCTAGATGTTTCTGATAGGTATTTGAACTCAGTATAACCAGCTTGTAGAGTACCCATAATAGCACCTGCACGACAAGCTTTATAGAACTCTTCTGGTGTCTTACATTTACCGCCATTAATCTCAGTTAGGTTACATCCCTGCCATCCTGACTCTCCATCAATCTGAGGATACATACCAATCTCAACACAAGGGTTAGTTGTGAAGTCTTTATCTTCTACAAAGTAGAATCCAGGCTCACCAAACTCTTTGATTGAGCTCATAAACTTAGAGAAGTCTTCTTTGCTAATCTCATCGCGTACTATTACAGCAGAGTTGTTTGACCGACCACGCTGTGGGTTATCCATAAACCAGTTACCTGTTTTTGCTTTCATCATCTCTTCGTCATCGTATGAGAACAGAGCAATAGTAGCAGAACGTCTAACACCACCAGCAAGTACAGCATCAGCTGCATGCATAGAGATATCATATACATCGATAGGACGTAAACGAGTTTCGCCAGCTAAGATACGAGTTTGTATAAGGTGCTCAATCTTATCGAGAGCCCTGCGGAGCGGTTCAGGTCCCGGGGCTTTGAAGCCTCCATTTATCATTGCACCTTTAGGACGGACTTGGTTAATATCGAAGTAAACTTTACGTCCTTCTACTTCTGGAAACTGACCTCCGCCAACAAAGTATGATGACATAAGAGCACCAAGAGCATCAGCCCAACCTTCGATTGAGTCTTCTACTACCCAACCTTTAGCTTGCTTCTTACGTTCTTGTAGATCTGGCATTTTAGCTACATGATGCTTTTGTACTGAGAAGCCAGCACCAGCACCACACAATAGAATGTATAGTAACTCAGAGAAGTATCTTGGTCTATCAGCATAGGTAGATGTACAGTTATACATTTTCATCTGATGCTTTAGTAATTGATCACCACCGAATTGCAATGCACGTTGAGCACCGAGAGTATACTTAAGCTTATATGCTGCTTCTGCTTCGTCAATCAATAAAGATAATTCTGGAGACATTTTCTCAGAGTAAAAGCCACGATGCATATCCATCACACGTGCTACAGATTCGTCCCAAGATTCATATCGTTCTTTTTCATCATCCCACCTACTATACCCTTCGTAGAATTTGGCTTGTGACATGACATGTCTTGTATCGACTTCGCGATTTGATTGAACGATTTTTAGCATTTATTAGACCTCTCGGGAAAAGAATTTGTGCCCGTGTAAGCATATTCTCACACAGGTTATCAGTGATTGTTATTTTGTTAGTGTATTATATATTACTTTCGAGTCCTGTGAAACTGTTATTTCCCAGGTTTTTGAAAAAATATTTTTTTTATTTTTCTTCTACTACTGGTTCAGGTTCAGTAGGTGTTAAAGCTTCTTCATAGTAAGCAATAATAGCTTGTTGATCTTTAACATAGCGACGTAGATCAGCTATACCAATAGCTAGATTCTCGTAACCCTTTGGTGTGATAGTAAATAGAACTACGTTGCCAGTCTTAGTATCAATCTCAGCTAGCTTCTCGTCTAAGTTCTCTTCTGTAATCACAAACCAATCAACAGGAGGAAAATCTACTGATTTAGGTCTCTCCTGGATAGGAATATTTTGTTCTTGATATTGTGTTTCTACTACAACAGAAGGCTCAGGAGGCCTCCCCAGGCACGCTGTCAGCAACATCGGGAGCGTCGCTAGGAGGAGTAGTCTCTTTTTCGATCCGTTGAATAAGCCTGTTGACGGCTTTGTTAACTCTGTCTTCAAGTCCTTGTGCATTTGTTAATGCCTCCATAGTCAAGTCGATCTTAGCAAATACACCTCTTAGTTTATCTAAGTGCTGTTGTGATTGCTGTAATCTTTTGGTTAAATCGTTATTTAGTTGTTCGTTTTTCTTTTGATCTGCAGCCATCTTCTCTACAGTTGCCTGAAGTGTCTGCGCCGCTGATTCTAATTTTACATTATTTTCACGTAAAGTGCCAATGGTTTCTTGAGACCACATATAATAACTGTAGCCAGCATATCCGACTCCACTCATAAATGTAGCAAGAAATAGAATTAAGTATAACTTAGCCATAGTTAATATTCCTTAATTTTTTTCTCAATAGCACTCATAATTTTGTTATGAGTTTTACTGAGGTATCTATCTGATCTGAGACGTTTTAATGCCAACCTTGTTTGAGCAGCATACTTCTTTTGAAATGCAGCTGGTCTTGTATCAATATCTTGTACATTAGCAAGACGATCTGCTAACTTGACAACTAGTGCCCAGCTAGACATCTTAGCCATTTTGTTAGCAATATATTCACCTTTACCAATCGCGTCTGATGCTGCTTTGTCTGTAGTTAGTTGCTGAACCATGTCTGCTACTAGTGCACCAAATTGTTTAACCAAATCTGCATAAGTTGTATCAGTATCTTCTAATGTATCATGCAAATAAGCTGCTTGAATCATTGCAGAAAGGTTATTTGATTTTTTAAATTGTTTTACAAATCGAGCAACTTCTTTAGGGTGATCAATATACTCACCGCCACTCTTTCTGAATTGACCTTTGTGTGCTTTAGTTGCAACTCTTAAAGCCTTAAGAGCATTCTCGTTTAGTAAGTCAGGTTCAGCAGTGTAATCTTTAAATTTAATCATTGGTCTATAAACTTCCTAAAACGTTTTAGTAACACAGTTGTACCTTTTTTACGTCTACGATCTGTTACATTTATCTCTTTAGGTTTTTTACCCATGACTGTAGTAGCTGGATTAGGAATTGATCCTGTATTTACAGCTGCTGCATCTTCGTTTGTTTTACCTTTACGCATATTAATCTGCCAATGTGCTAATTGTTTCTTACGTTTACTTGCTGTAGATGAAGAACGAATCTTCTTAAGAGCTGATATAGATGACTTCTTTGGAATGCCATGTCTAACACTGTCACCTTTATCTTGAGGATTCTTTCCGTCTTTAAAGTTTTCCTTCATATTAAAAGCTCCTCTACAGTAACATAAACCTTTTGATTAGTATTTCTATGTGTCATTTCATATACATCAATACCGAATATATTACCAACTGGATAGCACTCTTCGTCTGCTATAACCGTATCTTTTCTTTTAACCATCTCATCCATAGAGATGTTTAATAATTTGTCTGCAGATACTTTATATTGCCCTGGAGACATTCTACCATCTTCTAGTACAAACCATTTAGAGCTCTCTGTTAGTAAATCTAGGTGATCTACTCCTACCTCTTGGAGAGCCTCTTGAATCTTCTTCTCTGATATAGAGAAATGCTCTTTTATCATATACAATGCACTAGCATATGAACCTAGCTTACCACCAGGGATTAACTTCTTAATATTATAAACCAGCCTATTGAAAGGAGTATACGCACTTTTATCTTCTGATGACTCAGGCTTTCTTAGCTTCTTACCTTTTTCATCGATGATGCCTAGCTTAAATGCTTCAGTGTCTTTAAAACTTGTTGTTAACAATTTTAAGAACCTAAAGGTATATACTAGATCACCAGCACGTTTTAAAATACCCATTAAATTTTCCTTAGTGCATCTACTACTGTTTGATT